AAGAATTATAGTGTCCCTAACATCAATATTTGAGTTATTGGCAACCCCTCGAGAATATTTAAACGGAATCATCCCGTTTTCAATGTTCCTAAAACGATCGGTTCTGACAATGTCTGCGGCCTTATTCCGACGCGTACGTGTAGAGCTAGCTACAGTTTCATGCTTAGCCATTAAAGGTTCCGCACCTTGTTCCGTTTTCTTCTTTACAGCCATCTTTTACTTTAAAATTACACCTAAGCTAACATTCTGGGAGTAAATGTATGGTTAACTTGCTCCACCTTGGTATTTTTAAGATCATTATAGCACTTAATAGCCCAATTCCCCAACATTAAAGTCGTGTAGTTGTCCTTGCGGGCTCGGTTTACCGCCGAGCTTCTCTTGAGATGCTGAGGCAAATCGAATGTCTGGCTTCCTTTTGCTGTGGTTTTAACCTCCACCAAAGCGCATTGCTTTTTCGACTGGTGAACTATGTCGTCCTGAAATTCAATAAGGTCGCCTTTGTTTTCGTAGGGCATCATCTTGAGAGGAACGGCTTGGGCTGACACTTTATCAAAGAAACTTCCGCAAGCAGCAGTTCGAGAAGCGAACCAAATCCTCTTGTGGTCAATAGATGCCTGAAGATGCTCGTTAGCTTCCCGAAGAAAAGTAGTCGAAAACAACTGCTTAAAGCAGATTACGTTTTCTTTTCGGTTGTATTGGCGTTTGGCCGTTAAAAGCATTTTCTGGTAATCAACCCCATTCTTATCACTATTAAAATCAAAAAATTTAATTTCTATGCGGGAGCTTTGAAATAGCTCGGATTCATTGGCGCTATCGATGAATTGGTACCCTGCGTTATCTATGATAATCATTGAAAACTTAAAGTGGGTTACTAGATAGTGAAGGTATTTTATATGGTTCTTCAAGTCTCCTCCGGCCACCGCGTACCCGTGAACTAGCGTGGAAAACGTAGGTCTCTCTTCGTCTAGCTCCAAAACAGACATTGCAAAAAAATCAGACGAAGGGCTATTACTAAAACTGGGATCAATAGCTAAAATGTACTCCTTGTCAGGCTCCCCCTTTACTAACGTATGCTGCTTCTCTCCGTCTGGAATGGTGCATGCATGCATTTTCTTTGCACTGAAATAGCTGTCACTCCCATCCGTAAACTGGGCTGCATACTCCCTCATAAAAGATGAGTTTGACGATCCCCCTGATTGAGCTTCCTCGATCACCGTACTATCAATCATGTCAGTGGGAATAGAATCAAAACCCATTTGCGAAATAAAATAATTGGACTGCATAATGTCATCTGAATAAATGTTATTCATCCACTCTTTATAGGTTCGATATAGGTTCTCGAAACTATAGCTAGCAGAAGACAAAGCTATCATTTTAGAGTTGTTCGCGAATACAATCCGATCCGCCTCTTTCATATCGCCTTTCTCAATAAGGGCGTCCTCCATTTCCCTTATTTTTATTCGCTCAGCCATATCCTGAGGAGCAACCAAAAAAGGCATCAACACTGACTTGATAGTATCCTCAGGTAGCAGCAAAAACTCATCCAGAACCAGAATGTTAGCACGAAAACCTCGAATCTTTTCTCCACTCAACGGAATAGCTGTTATGGTACCTTCGTTTATTTTCCACTCGAACTGGTCGTTGCGTTTGGACTTTGCGCCGAAAGCGTGAGCTAACATCTGCGCCTCCTTAGACTCCACGATCTTTTCTATGTTATTAAAAATAAATCGCGCTGTACGAAAAGTAGGGCCAGCGATAAGGATTTTGGTACGGGGCTCAAAAATGCACTGCAGGAAACAATAGACAGCCGCAATAAAAGTTTTTCCGCAACCACGTCCCCAGACGCACATGCTAAAGTTCCTATTGAAGAAAGCCTTTAAAGTTATCTCTTGGTAAACGGCTAATTTGATTCCTGATAAAAGCTCGGTAGTGAACCCTAGATTAGACCTCATGAACTTAGCTAGTGTGATCTTAGCCTGTCTATCCCCAAGTTCCCCCTTTAGAGCAAGGGATTCCTTGTTTACATCTACGATAGGTTTATTATATTTGTCGGGGCAGTACCACATATCAATCCAAATACGCAATAAGAATCATTATCAACACTATTGCTATTGCTTCGTTATAGGTTAAACAAATATATCCCTTCATAGTAATTTAAGATCATAGGCGAGCTGTAGATCAAACTTAATTTTTAATATTTTTGTTAGCAAAAGTTTCTTCACAATTCTTACGCATTCTACTCTTCCGTCCACAAACAAGAACTGAATATGAGGAAATTCCTGAATCAACTCTCTCACGTTATGAAAAATAAAATCAGGGGTTACGCGGGTATTTTTTTTGTAGACGTAGGGGAGCCTATTAAACGCCAAACACTCTTCTAATTTTCTCTCAACGAGAACCACCATATATGCGTCTTCTTCCGCAGCTCTTTTTATTTCGTTCTTAAATCTTTCCAAACCTGAACTCAACGTACCTATAAGGTCAGGAACAGATTTTCGTTCGATGTAACAGTTTCCCGTTTTACGCTTGTCGTTAAGACAGTAATCTCCAAATTTCAACCCTTTGACCTCTGTTGGAAAGTCTTTAATCTGTAAAGGATTTTGCTCTCTGGAGTCAACGTATATGAGATGATCTTCATCAAACTCCTCTTCAAATTCTATTTTTCCACTTGGCCCTTGAGGAGGTAGAGAAGAGAGTTTATTTTTTAACCCTATCTCTTCGCAAAGTTTGTAATAGTCTTCGAAAATTATTTGGTAGTAGGAGATGGGGGGAACCAAAAGTGTTCTAAGTTCCACTTCTGTAGGGGCGTATTTTAAATCCTTTTCTCTTTTTCTTTTTGTTAGGAGTCCTTTGCAATATCTCCTAGCTTTCTCTATGGAAACTCCCTTAAGCCAACTTTTTAAATTTCTTTTGTTGTTGAAATCTGCGGAAAGATATTGCTCCTTATTTTTAAATTTTATTAACTCTTTGGAGTGTAAATCGTGACGAGGGAACTGGGTTTGGTAGTAGTCTCCTATCGAAAGTTTATGAGCTTTGATATGTAAATGAAGGCTCTTATCTTTTTCGAACTCTTTTTTGCAAACATTACATTCAACCATTTAAAACTTCCTCTTCGCTGATTCCCATAATACGAGATTTGATTTCCTCCATGGAGGTCAACCTCTCTATCTCCTTGGATACATTCTTCTTCCGAAGCTCAGCTATCTTAATCATTTTATGTCTAGACTCCTCATCTTTCCAAAGTTCTACAAGATTTAATATAGAAGCCGACTCCTGCATCATCTTACTCATACGCTGGCTTCTTTTTTCCTTAAGTTCGTTGAGAAGTTTCGTCTGTCGGTTCACGCACTGGTTATATTCTGTCTGTGCTGTATTAATGGCTTCCACCAAGCTCATTGCCATTCGTCGGCCTTCTGTATCTTCCGCGTTTTGATCGAGCAATTGCTGCAGTCTCTCAACTCGTCGTTGGATATTAGAAGCAATAACCACTTCCGCAGAGAGAACAATGTACTGATCTACCTCCTCTTGGGTAAGATCAGGCTTGTCCCATGTATACCTAACAAAACTACTTTCGAATAATTCTCTATCCGTCTCAATATTATAGGTTCCAATTTGATGAAGAAAGCGGAATGTGTGCATGTATCCAATTAAGGTGTACAAATTTCTTTTTATTTTGGTAGTGACCTTGTCTTTGTCAATCCCATTATAAACATACTTGTTTACCCTAACTAATGCCCGAGCTTCCGACTTCGGGGGAGAGTAGCCCGCTTCCGCCGCCGTCTCTTCATCCGTTACGTCAGAATACTTAACCTTGTTGTTTATTGTCTTGAGAAAGTCAAACAACACCTTGTACCTCAAATCCAAAGGAGAAATGCTGGGATCATCAAAAACAACCTTAGCCATCTCCATAGGTTTCATGGCCCCGCAATTATTTGTTATAAATTCTTTTTGGTCTTCGGTAAGCTCGATTTTCTCTTTTGGGTAGTACTTGTGTGATACCTTCGCCTTAAGACTCTTCTCCGCGAGAAATTTTTTTACCGCTCTTCCATATTTTGACCTTCCGTCCCTTTTGTCTTCGGGCACCTCAGGGAATACCAATTCGATCAGCTCTTTAATATAGGGTGGATCATCCGGTCGACTGTTCCACTCCTTCAATAAAGCTAACTGTTGATTCTCGTCTAGGTCTATATTTTTAGCGCTCATAATATTTCTACGTCCCCATCGTTCAACATTTTTTTAACTTTCTGAATTATTGACTTTTTAACATTTTTAATTTGCTTGTAGCCCGGGACTCTGTTTTTTTCGTTAGTTTTATACCCCATTAAGGTAGCAGCGTCTTCCTCCGACATATTATCAATATAAAGAGCTTTATATATTTTCCATTCAGCCGGTTTTAAAGTTTCCTCCATTTTAACGTTAAGCTTTTCCATCATGGAGAGGACGTCAAACCCAGAATACTCTGCCGAATTAATTTCGTGAGAATGGTCGTCGATAGAGACGGGCAATTTCGCATCGTAAGCTTGCTTCTTTGTTTTTGTCCAGTTTGCGTAGAGGGGGCACGCTTCAGATTGTTTTCCGTATATGTAGCATAAATCACCCGCTTCAGCAGCGGCGCACTTCAAACATGGACGACAATAATTCCCATAGTTGTTTCTGATAAGATTTTTAATCTGATTAGAAATTATACGATTGATCCAAGGATTAAGAGGCTTCCTAATGTCGTATAAATGCCACTTCTTAAAAATATGAATTCGCAAAATCTGAGAAACGTCATCAAAGTCCATCCACGAAAGGGCCGTTA